CCCAAATGGGGGCCCCGTGGGGGTAAAATATTGGTTTTAGTTAAAGGGCTGGTTATCAAATAGTTATGTGCAATACAAAACCTATATATATCTTACTGCTATTTTAGTGCAGCAGAGCGGAACATTAAGGTAACCGAGTCGGAGACAACAAGGTATCTGAAAAACTGTGACAATAGGGTATTAATATATATAATGTAGTAGGCTAACGTCGCACTTTTACATAATGTATTTTCTATGCAATATATATAGTAGTTAATTAATTATATGATACGACACGCTCAAATAGATCCTAATGGTCTATGCAATGCGGGGTGTTGGTTTTGTCCTGTAGCATATATAGGTAACCCCAAGGAAGCAATCAACCAAATGGAACCATCAGAGTTCCGCAGCATAATACAGCAAATAGATTATTATAAAGGAGATATTGTACACCCAGACTTTAACGGCATATATACATCTCACTATAATGAAGCATTGTTATATAGGTATTTTGAAGAAATGCTAGAAACATTGAAAGAATTTAATATGGGGATGGTTGTATTAACTAACGGTACAACATTAACACCAGATAAAGTTGATATAATAAATAAATATCCAGAAGTAATATGGGGGTTATGCGTAAACGCACCAATATGGTCAGACGCTGAGTTATTTGCAAAACGCACTAATATGAACCAAAGCATATTTCAACGTTTAAAAATGAATGTGTCATATGCTTATACTAATCTTAAAAATAAAAATTTGCTGTCTATACAGATTAACGGGCATGATCATGAGTCCGGCGCACTTAAAGGTCCTAAATTTCCAGATATATCAGATACAGAATTAGAAGAACAGGTTGCTGTTGCCAAAGAAATGTTTCCAAACGCAAATGTATTTAAACAACCCCACCTTATAGATAGAGCCGGGCTTATAGATGAATATATAAGTTCATCGCCATTCGTGCATCCTGATAAAAAAGTTGTGGGATGTTTAGGTAAAAGAGACACGGAATGGATCCATGTAAATGCAAATTCAGAACTTTTCCTTTGTTGCAACGATTATCATATGGAACATAAATATGCTAACCTAAAAGAAATAAGCCTAAAGGAGGCTTGGGAAAGTAAAAAGCGGCAAGAAGTATTACAACGAGCTTGGGGCACAATATGCAAAACGTGCACCTCGGCTATATATGAGTAATAATTAAATTAAATCAAATGGCAATACAAGAACCACAAATGAGTAAAAAATCTATTCACGTTAAAAGTAACGGGATTCGCAATGAATTAAAAGAGATACGTAAAAGTATCGACGCACTAACCAAAGCAATTATCGCTTCAAACAAACAAACGTATGAAAACAATTATTATCGCAGCAAGCATCGTAATGATGACCGGCTGTCAAACCCAAGCGACATTCTTTAATGAATATAAAGAATTGACAAAAAACGTATGCAGAGAAAACCCTCACGAGGTAGAGCTGGCACAGCATCTATATAATAAGATGAAGGAACTTAAATATAACCGATAGAACGTGATATAACAAGTTATAATACATGCATGTTAAAATATTAAACTAATTAGTTATGAAAAGCAAAAAAGGTATGCCAGGTCCGGCACCATTTAAAATGCAGGGTAAATCCCCTATGATGAAACAAATTCAATCAGAGCAGAAAGGATTGCAAAAGCTTGCCTCTACTGAAAAAGGCAAGAAAGCAGTTAAAGCGATGGGCTACACAGAAGATGTAGACGGCGCTATGCTTATGAATAAAGACTACGCTGCTATGATGGGTGGGTATGGTAAATCTCCTGTAAAAATGGATAAGAAAAAATCTGGATCCGAACAAAGAGCAGGCAAGATTACTGACGCTGACAAAAAATCTTATGCTGATTATAAAGCAAAAGGCGGTAAATTATCAATGGCCCAGGCCAAAAGAATTGGATTTAAATCTGCAAAAGAAAGTGGAAAAGTAACAGCAGCTGCAAAAGCGGAAAAGAAAGCTAAAGCTAGAGTTGATATGGCTAAAGCTAAAAGAAAAGGACTCGGTACTAAATTCTTTGCTGATACTCAAAAGGACATTTATAAATAATAATGCCTCAAAAATTATCACCTGACGCACGGCGTCGTAAAGCAGCCCGCGATAAAGAATACGCGATGACACCTCGGCGCCGAGCTATGAAGGCAGAAAACCAACGCAAACGCAGAGCCGCAAAAAAGAACGGCAAAAATATAGATGGTATGGATTATGACCATACTACAAAATCCTTTGTGTCTGCAAGCCGTAACCGCTCGGGATTCGGTAAAGGAACCAAAATAAACAATACAAAATAATGCAATTAAATGAGATCTTAACAGGGTGGGCAAACGTTGTTAAAGATAAACTGGGTGTGCTAGATGATAAAACACATCGTATGGCATTAATAAGATTGTCACATTGCAATAGCTGCCCTGTAAGAACCAATAACACCTGTGACCCAAACAAAACAATAAAAAATATTTTAGACGAAAGAACTGTAAACGGCTGCGGCTGTAATATTGCAGCTAAAACTTTGTCTCCAAACTCGGAATGTCCAGCTGGTAAATGGTAGCGGCAATACGTAATATATAACATAATGAAAGCATACATAGAAACTAACGTAAGTAAAGGCGTGCAAATACTGACACAGGCAAAATACGATGACGAGACAGTATTATCTGCAGACGTCCTTTATTTAATAGTAGCAGACGATTCATCTACCGCCCTTTCTGGAACCATAACTATTCTTAAAGCTTATATTGGTAAAACCGAACAAGCAATAGTTACAGATAATACAGGCGACATCATATACAGGCTGGCTGAAGTAAACGGTACAAATGCTACTGTTGATTTAGCTAAGCTAGTATAACAACCAATTTTTTTATTAACCAAAACCAAAAACCTATGACTTATTTTTATTACAAGACCAGTAGTTGGTCTTCAGACAACCAAGTATCCGAAGAGACCAAAAACCTTTGGAAAAATTATGCTAAAAAAAGTAATTGGAGAATTACTCAATTACCTAACGGTTATTATCAAACTGAATTTTCTAAAGAAGATCAGTGGCAAGCAATAACCAGAAGAGAAACAATAGAAGGTGCTGAAAAAGCAATTGATTCTTCTATTGACCACTACAAAAGAAAACTTAAATTATCAGAAGGACCTGTTGTAGTAAAAACTTTCAAATAATATTTAAAATTTAATTTAATGGAATTTAATCATCCAAGTGAAATCGTTAAAGATTTAGCCTTTAGCGATGACGCTAAAAATAAAATTATGGCCGGGGTAGACAAACTTAATAAAGCGGTTTCATCTACCCTTGGGGCCTCTGGTAAATGTGTTATTTATGAGGATGGCACTGGTCGTCCGATTGTAACAAAAGATGGAGTGACTGTTGCTAATAGCGTGGTTCTTATGGATCCCACCGAGAATATTGGTGCAACCCTCATTAAAGAGGCAGCTCAAAAAACAGTGAAGGAGGCCGGTGATGGTACGACCACGTCAACCGTGCTGGCCCACTCCATTCTTAAACAATATTTTGAAAGCAACCTTACTAATTTGCGCGGCGTTAAAACCGGTATAAACAATGGGGTTGAAAAAATAATAAAGTACTTAGACAAAGTAGCAATACCAGTTGAAGGAGATATGCTAACGCATGTTGCAAATATTTCAACTAACAACGATAAAGTATTGGGTAGTATAATTGCCGATGCTTATAATAAAGTTGGGAAAGATGGCGTTGTACTTATGGAAGAATCAGATGATGATAAAACTTATATTGAAATAGTAGATGGTGTTAAATTTGATTCAGGAATTAAGTCGCAGTATTTTATTACTGATAAAGAAAAAAATAAAGCAATTCTTGACAACCCTTTGGTTTTACTTGTGGACACGGAGATTGAAACGATCCGTAAAATCCAATCGGTACTTGAATACGCTATAAAAAATAAAAGATCAATATTAATTGTTGGTTCAGTAGCACAACAACCTTTATCCGCTTTAATAATGAATAAAGCAAAAGGTAATATAAAAGTTAATGTTATTGATCCCCCTGGTTTTTCAAACCTAAGAAAAGAAATGTTAGAAGACCTGGCTGCTGTAACTGGCGCGAAGGTAATTAACGAAGACTTAGGCGACGACTTAGATCTTATAGACGCTTCAGTATTAGGTCAGGCAGTAAAAGTAGTTACAGATGAAAAAGATACTATTATAACTACCGAAGGTATTAATGAAGAAACTGAAGAGCGTATTGCTATTATTGAAAAGCAAATTAAAGAAGAAAAAAATCCTTATTTGCTTAAAAAGCTTTATGACAGAAAAGCAATGCTATCTGGCTCGGTTGGCATAGTATTTGTTGGCGCTGACAGTAAAGTTGAATTAAAAGAAAAGAAAGATCGCGTTGAAGATGCTATTTATGCGGTAAAAGCCGCACTTAAAGAAGGCATAGTTCCAGGAGCTGGAGTTGCCTTAATGAATGCCGCATCTAGCTTTAAATCTGCATGTCCGGGTGAAACACTGTTATTAAAAGCAGTGGAAGCACCTTTTAAAACAATACTTGAAAACGGCGGTATAACACCCCCTGAAGAAGTGACAAAAGGTAAAGGTATTGATGTGGTAACGGGTAAATTAGTTAGAATGGTAAAAGCTGGAATTATTGATCCGGTACTTGTAACTAAAACAGCATTAAAAAATGCCGCCTCTGTTGCGACTACTATTATGTCCGCTGATTGTGTAATATCTAATGTACGTGAGCAATGAAAGCGGTAAATAAATTTATTATAATTAAAACTATTAAGGAAGAAGTAAAACCAAATGAATCTGGTTTAATTCTTACCGAAAAGCATCAAGACGAAATTCGCTATAGAAAAGCAAAAGTAATTTCTGTTGGAAATTATGTTGAAGGTATAAACGCGAAAGATACAATATATTATGACCGCTTTGCGGGGTATGGTATAGATTATGAGGGTGAATTTTTGCACGTTATAAAAGAACAAGATGTAGTAGTTGTATTATGAGGTTAGAACCTGATGATATACGTGAAATGGGATTATTTAAGTATTACAGGCTTGTTAGAAAATGGGCCTGTAAAACTTATAATCTAACTGATGCTGAATTAGAATTATTAATACATTTTGATTGCTTAGGCACATTTACGCGTAATGATTATTTAGAAGGCACATATATATATTCATGGGATAAGCACCGATGGGAAAAGCTTAGAAGAAATAAATGGATAGAGGTATATGCTAAAAGAAATCATACTACAATAAAATATAATGTATATAAAGTTTCTACAAAGTGCAAATATTTAATTGCTAGAATATATAGAGTTTTATTAGGCACAGAAGATTTACCATATTCAAGAAGAAGTGTTTTTGAAAAGGGTAAAACATATACTGATAAAGTATATACTGCTGCAATAGATAAAATGAATAAAGACACAAATAGATAATGGGTTATAAAATGAAAAACTCCGTTGACCGTATAATAATGGAAAACGGCCTGGTTGAAAAAAAGAATTTACCGCCCGGTGTTCACGGAGTTACATATAATGATGGCACTATTGCTATCAATAAAAATTTATCTCCTGTTCAACAAAAAGTAGCATTAAGTCATGAAAGAGTCCACAGGGACCAAATAGTAAGAGGTGACTTAAGTTATGATGATGAAAATATATACTGGAACGGTAAAAAGTATCCAAGAAAAAATATGAAAGAAGGTTTTCCAAAATTAGAATGGGAGGCCGAAGCGTATAGAAAACAAAAGAAACAATAATTATGGATTTACCTATCACTAAGAAAGTGCACGCTCAGAAAAAAGCCCCAACCCCCGTATGCCCTACGTGCATGAAACCTATTGCAAGTTGCGGTTGTGCAATGCGTGGAAATAAAAGTATTAAAAGAAAATAATAAAAATGATCAGTGCCCATATCAGCCTTAAAGAGGCGACAAGGTCAAATACAGCAGATAGATTAGGAATACATAATTTTCCTGATGGTGACATATTAGTCAATATGCAATCTTTAGCTGAAAATATATTTGAGCCTTTACGTGAATGGGTAGGCGGCCCTATATATATAACATCATTTTACCGTTCCCCAGAGTTGAATAAAGCAATTGGGGGGAGTGCTAAATCGCAACATTGTTTAGGTCAAGCTATTGACATCGATGATGTGCTTGGTCACGCTACAAACGCTGAAATGTTTAATTATATAAAAGACAACCTTGAGTTTGATCAACTAATATGGGAATTTGGTGATGACGACAATCCTAACTGGGTTCATTGCAGCTATAATGTTTCTAATAATCGTAGAAATATTTACAAAGCTATAAAAGAAAACGGAAAAACAAAATACAAGCTTTATGAAGTATAACATAGTAACCTCACCTTTAAATAAAAGAAAAAAACCACCGGCTCCTTCAAAGAAAAAATCTTTGGGATATTATAATGAGGCTAAGCCTACAGGCACCGGAGCTGCAGCTGGAGGAGGGATGTCTAAAAAAGGCGTTGCTAAATATCGTAAAGACAATCCTGGTAGTAAGCTAAAAACTGCGGTTACAACACCGCCTAGCGAGCTTAAAAAAGGCAGCAAAGCTTGGAAAAGAAGAAAATCATTTTGTGCTAGATCAAAAAGCTGGACCTCAGAAAGAGGAAGAGCCGCACGCAGAAGATGGAACTGTTAACTTAAATTTTATATTATGAATACAATTACAACTGCATTAACTATTATTTGTGTTATTTCAATTTTACTTAACATGTACTTGGTGTATATATATACAGGTAAAATTAAAGACGAGGATAAAGATTTAATCGCAGATGCGGCAGAAGATGCTGCAAAAGAAATTAAAGAACGAGCACGGGCCGTTGTTGAGGAAATGAATGATGTTGGTTCCGCTATAAAAGAAGTAGGTAACCAAATTGGTGATATTTCAAAAGCAGCAGCTGGTAAAAAAAGAGCAGGTAGAAAACCTAAGAAATAATGGCTAATAAGAAAAAATTTAAAGACACTGCTGTCGGAAAATTTTTACTTCAAAAAATACCAAATGTTGTCGGTGCAATTGCAGGTGACACACCTGTGGGCTCTGTTATAGAGGCTATTATTGGTGGCTCTGATATGTCGGAGGCTGATAAAGAGATTGCTCTTGAAAAATTAAAAATGGAACGCGCTGAAATTGATGGCGTAACTAAAAGATGGGTTGCAGACGCAAGATCAGGCAGCTGGCTTGCTGCTAATGTCCGCCCTTTAGTTTTAGTATTTTTAGTAATATCATATGTAGCAGGCTGGTATATGAATTATTCTTTGGACAATATAACAAGCCTACTAACAATAGTGATTGGAGGCTATTTTGGCTCAAGGGGGGTTGAAAAAGTTTTTGGCAATAAAATGCACAAATAGATGGCAAGAATTATAACATATAATAATGATTTAAACGTAACACACCTTGATAAGTGGATAGGTACAGATGCTAACAACGGTGTTACAAAAAATTTCAAAGCGTCAGATATTGGAATTTATTTAAACAATTATGATGTTGTAAGTCTTTTTGGAGAAATAACATATAAATTTATTTCTAGTATATCAAAAGGTAGGAAAAGAGGAACTATAACACTTTTAAACGGCGGTGGTGATAATACCGGCTTTTCTTCTTTTGAAAACGTTAAAATCAATAAATATTCATCGTACAATAATACTGGCGGCGAATTAAAAGATTTAAGTAATTATATTGAATATTATTTTAAGAACAAAGAAATTGTTATTTATAATGCTAATGACTTAAGCAAGTTTGGGCATTATGGATTTGAAAATTTAGTTGTTGACAGCGAAAACCCAGATTATTATGATCTTACATTAAGGTTTATACAAGGCTATGGCAATATAACTGATGAAGATTTTTATGTAATATCTGGTTTAGCTTTCGGGGGTGATAAGCACTATAAGCATGACCAGGACGCCCCATCCAATACTTGGGTAATTACCCACAACTTACAAAAGTACCCGTCTGTATCAGTTGTTGATTCAGCAAATAATATAGTAGTGGGTGACACAGTTTATAATTCGATTAATCAATTAACAATATATTTTACAGGATCTTTTTCGGGTAAAGCATACTTAAACTAATAACAAATGTCAGTAAAATTTTTACACAATATTGATTTAAATAAAAATCAATTACAAAACGCAGTAATACAACCATTAGCAACAGCACCTGGGTCTCCAAGAGAAGGGCAAATTTACTGGAATACAGCAGATGAGCTTTTATATATTTATGATGGAGAAGATTGGGTGCCGGTTGGCGATGTACATACAATTGAGGCTAACTCTATAAACATTAATGGCACAGTTAGCGCTTCGCTTTCATCAGCAACCACCAACCCACCGCTTTTAGAAGTTAATGAAACTGATGATGGCGCAAATACAGGTGGCAACGGTGACAATGATCACGGCGTTGTTGATTTACGTGTTCTAGAAACTGATGGAATTTTTAATGGAAGCTCTGCGGACGCTGCTGTTGTAGAAAAAGCCCAGTTATTGGTGCGTAGTAAACATATATTTGATTATATACATGAATATGTTACTATTTCAGGTACATCAAATGAAATTGATGTGTTTTCTGATGATACAACCACATACACATCGCCTGCTTCACAATTAAATCCTGGTATTACAGAAGGGTCTACAATTAAAATTGGTTTGCCTGCTGATGTTATTATTCAAAATGACGCATCTGTAAACCCTCCGTCTGGTGAAACAGGTACTGCCGGTGATGCAAGTTTAACTGTTAAAGGTGTTACAATTCTTGGTAGAGATGGTTTTCCAACCGCTGATACGGTAACAATTTACGGCGATACCACACTTGGAACATCTAGTAATAATGTTGATTTAACAGTAAATGGCGATACTATACTTGGTGTACAGGCCGCAACAAATACTGTACAAATACATGGCGATACTACAATTGGTGATGTTAACAATGCTAAAGATTTAACCGTATATGGTGATTTAGTTGTTGAGGGTACTACCACAACAGTTAATAGCGAAACGGTTACTATAGCAGATAACTTTATATTATTAAACGCGGATGTTGACGGAACAACAGTATTCCAAACTAACGCGGGTATTGAAATACAGCGTAACTCTGGGCCAGACACTGATGGTGTTGTTGGAACAGATGAAAACGTTGTGCTGCGTTGGAATGAAACAACCGATAAGTGGCAAGTTACTGAAAATGGTGTTGACTATTACAACATTAATACTGGTAAAGACCAAGTTGTTGCAAGCGTTGGTGATGGATCCGCAAATTCATTTACAGTAACACATAATTTTAACACAAGAGATGTTATTGTACAAGTATTTGATAATTCAACATATGAAACAGTCATGCCGGATGTTACTAGGGCTTTAAACAGTGTAACAATAACTGTGGCAAATATAGCTGGTAATATTCCAGCAACAAACGGGCTTAGAGTGCTCGTGCAAAGATTATACTAAAATAAAAATACATTATGGCTATACGCTTTAAAGATACGATAAGTATTAATGAAGAATATACGTTTCCATTAGAGGATGGTACGGTAGATCAAATATTAGCTACAGATGGAGCTGGTAATATATCATTTGTAGACGTTGCTGGAGGCGAGGCTGTAAAAATAGAATGTAAAAATACTTCAGGAAGCACAATAACAAAAGGAACGCCAGTATATGTAACTGGTACAGTTGGTACATCATTTAGGGTTGAGGTTGCGCCTGCTGATGCAAGTGATTCAGCTAAAATGCCCGCTGTTGGACTCCTTGAAACAGACCTTGCTAATAATGGTGAAGGTTATATAATTACAGGTGGTTTACTTAAAAACTTAACTACAGATCCCATTGATGGGACTAATACAACATCAAACGATACTATATACGTGAAAGCCGGGGGCGGTCTTACAATGACCAAGCCAACCGGTAGCGACCTTATACAAAACATTGGGAAGGTTGGTAGGGTCAATACTGCAAACGCCGGCTCTATTGTTGTATCATCAATTCTTAGAACAAATGACGTTCCTAATTTAACAGAAGGAAAGATATGGGTTGGTTCAGCTAATAATACAATTGAATCAACAGTTGTACATATTGATGAAACTAATACGCGAGTAGGAATAGGTACTACGAGCCCTGCTTCTAAAATGCACGTTGATTTTACAGCTGACTTTGATGGTTTAAGAATACAAAATTCAAACAGAGGACATAATTACTTACTTACAACTGCTGGAACAAGTGCAGAGCGTTTTGGTATATATGATATAGATAATAGCGCAAATCTTATGCAAGTAGGGTATGATCAAGTAAGAATTTATACTAACAACGCCGAACGTCTGCGCATAGATTCGAGTGGTCAAGTAGGAATAGGTACTGATAGTCCTTCTTCTAAACTAGAAGTAAGCGGCCAGATGATGATTACTAGTAACTATACTGGAGGTAAACAATCAGATCATTATTTATATATTGGCGGGGACGGTATTGCATCAGCCAATGCGGCTATATATATTGGAAATAAAGGCGATGGCAGCGGATATGGATGGGAACTGTTTTATGAAGGGACAGGCTCTGGAAATAATAATAAATTTAAATTAATTGCTGAAAATTTAGGATCTCCAGTAACAGTATTAACAGCATTACAGGATGGCAACTTAGGAATTGGTACTGATAGTCCTTCTGAAAAGTTAGATGTAGAAGGAAATATTGGTGCTTCAAACATAAATTTAGGTAGGGGGGCTTCTTCTAATTTTGGCACCGGCGTACCTACTTTAAGATTACAAGGTACTTCTCAAAACGGTAGAGCAGGAGCCATATGGTTTAAAAATTACGATGATAATAATGTAGCTGCTTTATATGTTACTGACGATACGGCTGATGATTACGGCACTACACTCTGTGCATATAGTGGATCAATAAGATTTGCAACTCAAACTTTAGATGCAGAAAAAATGATCATTACCTCTAACGGTAATGTAGGAATAGGCACTACTTCTCCAGCTAATACTACCCATATATATAAAAATGCTACTATTGGCCCTATAACATCAACCACCACGGCTAATGCGGGGTTAAGAATACAAGATAGTGGTGCAAATATGTATTTAGATGGGAATAGTATTGTGACGGATAGTACTGGCTTTTTAACAACAGTTGGAAACAATTATTTTGCTATTGGAACAAATAACACCTCTAGAATTTATATTGCCGGGGGCGGCAACGTTGGAATAGGTACGGAATCTCCGGACACTAAACTCCACATAGAAGGTAATTTATTAGTTGACGCTTATAGTATTGGTGAAGATAATGGCATATTTTTAAGAGAAGGCTTTTTAACAATAGACCAGCCGTCAATTACAGTTTGGGATATGACAAACTCCGGGGTAAGCCCCGATGGACTATCCATAAATGCAAATGATGGAATAAGATTTAGAGAAAACGGCGGTGAGGTTGCCAGATTTAAAGATGGTAATTTTGGAATTGGTACTACGAGTCCCGCTACTAAGCTTCAAGTTAGTGGTGGGGTTTTATTAGGAAGTGTATACACACAGCCATCTGGATCAAGTTGGACAACCTCAAATTCTCAATTAATATTGGGAGGGGCGCATAACTTAGAATTTAACGACGATAACCCAGGTGTAAAGCTTTTAATAAGCGGCTACAATAATGACGGAACTACACTATACCCTATTTGGGTAGAAGATGAAAACGGTTTAGCTGATTTTTGGTTAAAAAATAGACCTTCTCAATCTGGCAAGCCTATGGCTTATTTTGGTGGAAATATTGCTATAAATACAACAAATCCTACAAGCATAGCCTATAGTTATGCGCAAGATTTAGTTATAAATGGTGGGTCATCATCATCAGATGGTGTTGGAATTAGCCTTGTTAGTAACGGGAAAACTTTTGGCGTTATTGCTTTTGGTGACGCTGCTGATACTAATGCTGGTGAGATATACTATAGCCATAGCGCTAACGATATGGTATTTAGGGTTAATAATGGCGGTACTGAGTTTAAAATAGAGCCAGGATATGTTCAAGCGCAAAATCAAATGCGCGCCCCTATTTTCTACGATTCTAATGATACTAATTATTATATGGATCCCTCTAGCACTTCTGCAGCGGGGCTTAGAGCAGCGTCGGGTCAATTAGTTAGCTTATATCAAGCTAGTTGGACAACGGGCCCAAGCCATTTTGTATTATACAACGGTTGGAAAGGTGGGACTGGCGACTATTTGCTTGTTAAAGGATCTGGCAATCAATCTGGGGGTAATGGGGCTATAATTATTGGAGAAAACGGCGTATATTATGGGCAACATGGCAATGCCCAGGCTGCTATTGATAGTAGCACCGCTCCTTTAGCAACAAACTGGGGGTATTTAAATAGCCAAGGACTGCATATAGGTAATACATCGAACCAATATATTGGAAGAGACGGAAACTTCACCCGTATTCAAACTCAATATGGGTATATGGATATAGGCGCTAACAATAGCAGTTATGCACATTTTTATACTGATAGGCCTAGTTTTTATTTTGGATCAGCAATCACTATAGGTGGTATTATTTATGATTATCAGAATACTAATTATTATTTAGACCCTGCTGGAACTAGTAATATATATTCGTATAACCGAGGCCTCGCGGAAGTTGCTGGGTGGGTGCCCGCTTATAGTAATTCAACCGCAAGTACAGTTAGGTGGAATACTACTGAAGATGCTACTGAACTACAATCTGACTCTGATGTATCAGCAGGTGTCGCTCATAGAGCAATAAGAGTTAAAAAGGGGTGTACTTATAGGTGGACAATAACATTAAAAGGCAATACGGCTAGTTCAAGCGGTTTGTATATAAGAAATTATTTATATACAAGTAATTTACCGGATGGTAAAACGCATGTGTCTAACTCCGCATCATATACTTTTGTTCAAGAAGATTCAACTGGTACAATAGGCTGGGGAGTAGAAAATGCAGCGGTCCCATCGTCTTGGACCACATATGAAAAAGAAGTTACCGCAACAGCTGATGGGTATATGTCTATGGTTGTTTTAAATTGGACTGGCCATGGAAGTAATAGTATATATTTAAAAACACCAGATGTTCAACTTGTACAAGTTCAACAGCCTACTTATTATGATTCTGATAACACAAATTTTTATGCAAATTTTAATGCAGTTGGGGACTCTATTAGAACAGCAGGAGATATTGTTGCATATTACTCCTCCGACAAACGTTTAAAAGACAATATCATAAAAATAGATGCTGCTTTAGATAAAGTAAATGCTATCGGTGGTTATACATTTGATTGGAATGAGGAGTCGCACAAAGCAACAGGCAGCAAAGATGTTGGTGTTATTGCACAAGAAGTAGAAGAAATATTCCCAGAGATAGTACAAACAAGGTCAAATGGATACAAAGCGGTAAACTACGAAAAATTAGTACCTTTGCTTATTGAAGCCGTAAAAGAGCTATCTGAAAAGGTTAAAATCTTGGAAAACAAGTAATAATATAAATATGTTTAATTTAATACAATAACTATGAGTAAACTAAGTACAAAAGAGCTGAAAAAGCTTAAAGATCAATTAACTGAAATTTCAAAACTTAAAGCCGCATTAGGTGAGCTAGAAATCACTTATCAAGTGCAAAAACAAAGTTTGCTAGCGCAAGCTACTGCCGCACAAAGTAAATTTAATGATTTAGGGAAAGACATTGAAGAAGAATACGGCAAATGTACTATTGACATCAATACTGGTGAATTAACACCTGTTGAAGAAGATGTAGACGTAAAAGAGCTAAAACAAGAATAATATGAATATTACTTACGAATGGACGATAACGGCCATGAAAAAGGCACCTTCGCTAGACGGATTGTCAGATGTTATCACACACATTAGATTTGACTACACAGGAACAGATGCAGACTCTGGAGAAAGCCATACTTTTTCAGGGGCTTGTCCAGTTGGCGCGCCTAGCGCTGAAGCTTTTACTGCATTAGCAGAATTAACTGAAGCAGATGTTATTGCTTGGGCACAAGCTAATCATCCAACAGATCACATGAATGAGGTTATTGAGAAAGCAATTTCTGATAAAGTAACACCTAAAAACGTAGATGCCGAAATGCCTTGGGCACCTGCTGAGGAAACACCAGCTGAACCAACTGAATAATTATGGCTTTAGTAGGTAGATTTGAAAAAATAACTAGCGTAGAGTCTACAACTGAATTTGATGAAATACTAGTTACTATACCAGATAATCTTGATCCAGATCATCCTGAATATGAATATAGAGGTCAACAAAAAACATTTACCCAGCCTAAATTAATACATACCGTTGAATGGGTAATGGAAAATGCATATATTGTTATAAAAGCGATTGCTGTGCATTTAGAAGATATAGATAGATTAGAAAATGAAATAGATAATAATTTTTCAAAATCATTTAGAGTAAATATTATGTATAATGTTTACGAAAGCAATGAACAGAGATTATTAAATTTTCATAACCCTACAGAGCGTTTTCAAAACAGTGAGGTTTTTTATATTAATTTAAGTGAAATACAAGAAAAAAGTATTTTAATATGGGGATATGAAAAATTAAAAACTTTACCTGGGTTTGAAAACTTAGAAGATAACTAATATGGCACTACAATCATCCGGAGCAATTTCTATAGGTGATATAAGAACAGAGCTAGGCGAAACAACTGGATCATTAAGATCTTTATCCGCTACCGCTGGTTTTTCTACTCCGGATGCTATTAGTGAATTTTATGGTTATAGTGGCCAAAGTGCACCATCAGTAACTACAAATGCAGCATCTTCGGTCGCGGTGTCAACGGTAACATTGAACGGTAATGTAACTTCAGACGGTGGCGCCACGGTTACAGCAAGAGGGTTTTATTTTGGTACAAATTCAAATGCAACATCTAATCCAGCGTATGCTTCTGGGTCAGGAACTGGAGCGTACTCATTAGCTAGAACCGGTTTAACAGGCAGTACCACATATTATTTTGCTGCTTATGCTACTAATGCAACAGGAACAACCGTCGGGGGCACTTTATCATTTACAACGCAGGTGGCCGCAACGATACATGCTAGCTATTACGGAACAAATAAACCAGATGGATACCAAAATTTGAGCGCAGCACAAGCGGAATTAGCTATTACTAATAATACAGGTAATGTGTGGTATCATGAAATAGGGGCAAACTACTATAAACAACATAATCACCCGGATTATGGTTGGACAACAGACTGGAGTGATTCATATACAGCAAAATGGAACAATAGAGCAAGCGGAAGATGCTGTCGAGATAATTTAACTTATGTTTCATACTATTCCAGAAAAAACAATGTAAACTCCAATATGCATAATAGATTTTATGTTAATGTTAGAAGATATATTAGTGGCTCATTTGGTGTGCCAGCCGGGGTAACTGGATATTATGGAGGTTTTTGGGGAGGAACAATGAGAGGCGGATATACAAATAAAGCGTTTGACTGGAGATCTCAATCAAGCGTTCACGGTTTTTCTTCTCAAAATGCAAATCTTTATAGTTTAGGCTTAACAAATACAACACAAATTGGTGTATATGAGGTTGCTGCTGATTATGGTACTATAAAAATGGGTACAAATTACCAATATCCAGCTAGCAATTATCCGTCAGTATGGCATAGTAGTTATTGTTGGTTAAGATGGACAGGTACGCCATAAAAAAAGTTTAAGTATAAGTTTAATAAAATAAAAATGAATTTAATACGAAAAATATCAATTGGTCGTGATTATAAAAACGACGCAATGCATTACAGTGTTGGCCAAGAAGTTTTTGGCGGACACACTATATCAGAAATACTAGAAGAAGAAAACTGCTATAAGATATATATTAAAAAGAACGATGAGGTTTTGCCTTGGAAAGAGTTTAATAAAAATATGGCAGTATCAATTGAATTTAATTTACAATATTAATGAGACATACACACTGTTATATTGTTGAACCTATAAACGGTAGATACAATAATAAAAAAAGTGTTGATGATAACGAACTCATATTAAATACATCTATAGAAGACCATAAATTTGTAAATCGTAACGGAAAAGTATTAGCGCTCCCTATTATTAACGAAAACGAATATCTTCAAATTGGTGACGAAGTAATAGTGCACCACAATGTGTTTAGGAGATATTATGATGTAAGAGGTAAAGAAAAAAATAGCAGTAGCTTTTTTGAAGAAAATAAATACTTCTGTTATTACGATCAAATATTTTTATATAAAAGAAGCGGTAAATGGTATACACCACCGGGTTTTTGTTTTGTAAAACCAATACATAGTTTAAATAATCTTACAGAAAACAAAGAAGAGCCGCTTATGGGTGTTTTAAAGCACATAGGAGACGATTTAAGAGACTTTGGGTTACAAGACAATGATTTAATAGGTTTTACACCAAATAGCGAATATGAGTTTGTTATAGACAACGAAAGATTATATAGAGTACCAATCAATTCAATTTCAATTAAATATGGACGTAAAGGATCTGAAGTCGAATATAATACAAGCTGGGTATAAAGCGGTACATGAGCTTATACGTGTTGCAGAAGAAGAAATAATTGTAGACGGGGGCGAAGATGAGTTGGCTGCTGATAGATTAAAAAATGCTGCCGCTACAAAAAAGCTTGCAATATTTGATGCATTTGAAATTCTTACGCGCATTGAAGCTGAAAAGAATTTAATGGAAAATAAACCTGTAGAATCTAAAGAAAGTTTTGGCGGGTTTGCTGAAAGAAGATCTAAGTAATGTACGAGCAAACTTTAGTTAAGACTGTTACACCAATAAAGCCAAATGTTATCAAGCGAATGAATCGCTATGGTAAATGGGATTACGGTTACAATAAAGAATATGATATTGTAGTCATAAGTACCACAGGAAAAATAGGTGAAATAATAGAAATACAAAACTTGTGTATAGCATTGCCCGAACAGCCTAAAGATATTGATAAAAATAATGATAGGTGGGTAGCGGAAGAATACCCTAAAGAACTAAAGCAAGTTAAAAGTATATTTGATTGGGAATCATATCCTGAGTCATTTAAAAATAAATGGTATGCATATATTGATAGAGAATTTACCCGGCGCGAACAAGGTTATTGGTTTTACAACAAAGGTAATCCTACTTATATCACTGGGTCTCATTATATGTACTTGCAGCACACCAAAATTGATGTTGGGAAACCAGACTTTAGAGAAGCAAATAGATTATTCTTTATATTCTGGGAAGCATGCAAGGCTGATAAACGCTGTTATGGCATGTGCTACCTTAAGAACAGACGATCTGGGTTCAGTTTTATGGCATCAAGCGAAACCGTTAACCAGGCAACAATTACGTCAGACGCAAGATTTGGTATACTTTCTAAGTCCGGTGGAGATGCAAAGAAGATGTTTACGGATAAGGTCGTACCAATATCCGTTAACTACCCGTTCTTTTTCAAACCGATACAGGATGGAATGGACAGGCCAAAATCAGAGCTCGCGTATAGAGTACCAGCCTCCAAGCTTACTAGAAAGTCCATCACGTCAACCAGTGAAGCAAAACAATTAGAAGGGCTTGATACAACAATAGACTGGAAGAATACTGGTGATAATAGTTATGATGGTGAAAAGCTAAAGCTGCTGGTCCACGATGAATCTGGTAAATGGGAGAAACCTGATAATATATTAAACAACTGGAGAGTTACAAAAACTACTTTGCGACTAGGTAGTAGAATTATTGGAAAGTGTATGATGGGGTCGACATCCAATGCATTAGACAAAGGAGGAGACAACTTTAAAAAACTTTACAATGACTCAGATGTCACAAGACGAAATCGCAATGGACAAACTAGCTCGGGATTATATAGTTTGTTTATACCTATGGAATGGAACTACGAAGGATATATCGACTCTTATGGATACCCTGTCTTCGATACTCCAGAAGAACCCGTCCTTGGAAACGATAGGGAGTATATCGACATTGGAGTAATTGACTTTTGGGAAAACGAAGTAGACGGGTTAAAGCATGATAGCGATGGTTTAAATGAATACTACCGTCAATTTCCTCGTACTGAGGAGCATGCATTTAGGGATGAAGCTAAAAATAGTATATTCAATCTAGCTAAAATCTACGAGCAAATAGATTATAACGAAAGCGTTATACGAGATGGTCTTGTAACTAAAGGTTCTTTTTCTTGGGAAAATGGCATTAAAGATTCTAAAGTTATATTTACACCTAACCCTCAGGGTAGGTTTTTAGTTTCATGGGTGCCTCCTAAGAATCTGCAAAACAACGTAATAGTAAAAAACGGAGTTAAACGCCCCGGAAACGAACATATAGGGGCTTTTGGCTGTGACTCATATGATATATCCGGAACAACAGATGGCGCTGGTTCAAAAGGCGCATTGCACGGGTTAACTATATTTAGCATGGAAGACGCTCCGCCAAACACATTTTTTTTAGAGTATATAGCCAGGCCTCAGACGGCTGAAATGTTTTTTGAAGATGTTTTAATGGCTATAGTATTTTATGGTATGCCAATATTAGCAGAAAACAATAAGCCTAGACTATTATATCATTTAAAAAGAAGGGGTTACAGAGGTTTTTCAATGAATCGCCCAGATAAAATATGGAATAAATTATCTGTAGCTGAAAAAGAAATAGGCGGTATACCTAATACATCTGAAGATATAAAACAAGCTCACGCCGCGGCAATAGAATCTTATATAGATAAATATGTTGGATACAATGAGGATGGCGCGGGTAATATATAT